TCCCGTGTTGGTGGCTTGTTCGACGACCTTGCTGACACCGCAACGCTTGACAGGGAACGGGGCTTTGCGAACCTTTACCTCGATACCAACACGGCTTTCACCCCAACGCAGGGTCAAAAGGTTAAGTTGACAAGTGCGATGAGTTCAGGCGTTTTGTCAACCTACAATTTTTCAAGAACCACCAACTCGCTGACCTACACAGGCACAACGGGTGCAACCCTTCGCATCGCTGCGTCCATGGTCTTGGCACAGGGCAACAACCACCAAATTAAGGTCTATATCGCCAAGAACGGCACAACGATAGACCAGTCAATGACTGACATCACAACGGCTCACACGAACGGCCATGCGGTTTACACGGAGGCCTACGTTACGGGTGCGGTCAACGATGAGTTCACCATCTACGTCAACGCAATCGATAGCGGTGCAAGTATCACGATTTCGGCCCTTTCATTTACCGCCCATACCCTATGAGCAAGTCAACGCAGCACTTCACCCAATGGTTGGGGATAGAGCATAAGGTCCCCGTGATGCTGGAGAATCGTTCCGGCAAGTACATCACCTACGGCTTTGCGAACGAATACCCCTACTACCTGCTGGACAACTATCGCAGGAGCAGCAAGCACAACGCTATTGTCAACGGCAAGGTGAACTACATCATGGGCGGTGGATGGCAGGCAGGGGATGACTTGACCGTGGAGCAACAAGCCCGGTTTATCAAGTTCTTCGACGGAATGTCAAGCACCGAGGACCTGAACGACATCACGGAGAAACTGGTCTTGGACTTAGAGATTTTCAACGGGTTTGCGGTTGCGGTTACTTGGTCCAAGTTGGGAACGATTGCCAAGATGGAACACGTCCCGTTCGAGAAGATTCGTGTGGACAAGGAGGAAAAGATGTTCCAAGTCGCTGACTGGTACAACGACGACATGATGCAGTTGTTCCCCAAGGTCGGGGACATCGAGAAAATCCCAGCATTCGACCCGGAGAACCGCCTCGGCAAGCAGTTGTTCTACTATCGGGTCTATGCTGCTGGCGTGAAGCACTATCCTCTCCCCGAATACATCGGGGGGAATGCGTGGATTGAGGCAGACGTACAGGTGGCGAACTTCCACAACAACAACCTGCGCAACAACTTTTGGGGCGGTTACTTGATAAACTTCAACAACGGGATTCCTACACCCGAAGAACAGGGCGACATCGAGCGTCAAATCAAGCGTAAGTTTTCAGGAACCGACAACGCTGGTCGCTTCGTTGTAACCTTCAACGACGATGCAGCCAAGGCTCCGACGCTGGAACCGCTGACTCCGTCCGATATGGACAAGCAGTTTGAGATACTGAACAAAGCCATCCAGCAAGAGATATTCATTGCACACCGTGTAACGAATCCATCGTTATTCGGCGTCAAAACCGAGGGCCAACTCGGAGGAAGGACTGAATTAGTAGAGGCATACGAACTATTCAAGGCGACCTACGTCAACGACCGGGTGCGCAAAGTGGAGCGGATGATTAATTACCTCGGCTCGTTCAACGGAGTCGAAGGGATGGAACTTATCCCTGTGGAACCCATCACGGAGCGACTAAGCGAGCAAGCCCTGTTGCAGATAATGACCCAAGACGAACTGCGTGAGAAAGCAGGTCTGCAACCCTTGGAGAAACCTGCCGACGTGGTTGGACCTAACCCCCAACCCGACGAGCAACCGCAAGCCGTGGAAGCCTTGCAGAGCAATGACAACATCAAGAAACTATCGGGCCGTGAGTACCAAAACCTGATGCGTATTGTCAGGCAGTATATGCAGGACAAAATCACGCTGGAAATGGCTCGGACCATGCTATCAGCGGGCTTTGGGCTATCAGCCCAAGAGATTGACACGATGCTCGGAGTGCAGTCCCAAGAGTTCAGCGAGCCGACTTGGGGCGAAGAGGACGACGAGGACTACGGATGGGGCGACGAAGAGTTCAAGGTCTTGGAGGTCGTTGCCTCTAAGTTCGGTTGCCATGCAGACGATTACCATGTCATGCACTCGAAGCCAATGCGGTTCGACACCAACATCGAGGAAAACATACGGTTGGCCTTTGCCGAACTGGGCGAGGAAGAGAAAGAGTTGGACCTGAAGATTGAGGCCTACCGCAAGAAGAACCGGGAAGCCAGCGTTGAAGAAATGGCAAAGGAGTTCGGGGTCAGCAAGGCCAAGGTCGCCAAGCGAGTCGCCTACTTGATTACCAAGGACCGCTACCCAATCAGCAGGGCCGTGGACAAGATAGCCGAGCAGAACCTGCCCAAGAGCGTGAAGGAAGTTGCCGAGCCTGTACTGGAGGTCCGCTACAAGTACGCATGGGCCACGGGATTCAGCAACAAGGACAAAGGCTCCAGCCGTGAGTTCTGCAAGGTGATGCTTGACTTGGCCGGGCAGGGCAAGGTTTACACTCGTGAGGACATCGACGGAATTAGTGCAATCATGGGCTACTCCGTTTGGAACAGGAGAGGCGGTTGGTATCACACACCCAGCGGAGTGAACAGGCCGCAATGCAGGCACGTATGGGAGCAGCAGTTGGTAATCCGCAAAGGCAATAAAATCACGAAGGCATGAAGGCACTATTCATAAGCGAAGAAACGCTGCTCGACAATAGCATCATCAACGAGAACGTATCCTACACCCAAATCCGTCCAACGGTTGTCAAGGTGCAGGAGATGCGGATTCAGCCCATCGTTGGCTCTGCACTCTACGGGGAATTGGTTACGCAGGTCGTCAGCGGTTCAACGTCTGCCCTGAACCAAACGCTGCTGGAGGACTACATCCAGCCGGCTATGATTCAATGGCTTTACTACGAACTGCCCATGGTTCTTGCGTTCAAGTACATGAACAAGGGGATGGTCCGTAGAACAAGCGAGGAAAGTTCCCAAATGAGCATGGAAGAAATCACAAGGCTGACCGATAAGGTCAAGAACGATGCCGAGTGGTACTCCGAACGGATTACTCGCTACCTGATGGAGAACCGCAACTCCTATCCCTTGTGGAACTCGCCTCCGTCGGCCCTTGACACCATCTACCCGAACGCCACCAACTACCGCACCGGGATGGTCTTGGACCGCAACCGAAGAATGGGTATTAGCAACCTTGACTACCCCTATCCCTACGGACAATTTGGGGCGTGTAACGACTGCTAAGCATGGGAGCGCATAAAAAAAACATACTGAAACTGCAGACTTATGTCATGGATAAAAATCAAGCAGGCCCTGCTGGACCTTGCAAATGCTCATCCGCAAGTAAACTCGTTTGGGACGGGCGACCCGCTTGCAATCGGCACGGACAACACCATCAACCTGCGAACCCCAAGCCGTGAGCGTATCGTCTATCCTTTGGTCTTTGCGGATGTTCAGTCTGCAAATACTGACGCTGGGACTTTGGACTTGGTGGTTGGGGTTTACTTTTCTGACCGTGTTGAATCCATCAAGCCGATGGGCGGAGTGGTTTCGGGCAGCCCTACGCTGGGTTGGCAGGATAACGAGGACGAGGTCCTAAGCGACCAGTTACAGGTAGCACAGGACTTCATATCAGCCCTTACAAACGACCCGAACGAGGACTGGACCCTATCGTCCACCGTGAACCTTACGAGGTTTGTAGAGAGCCGGGACGACCGCACGGCAGGGTGGCAGGCAACGATGACCTTTGAGATTCCGTTCGGCCATTCGGTTTGTGAAATTCCAGTCTAATCTACATTTACAATTAAACGCTAAAAAATGCCTACACCCATATTGCAACAAATGCTCGGACAGGGCGGTACGATGGAGTTCGTTGATGGACTTGTTACCGGGAAGAACTACGACTTCCTTGTAGTCAACGCTGCTGCCACATTTACAACCCTTACTGGAACTGGAAGCGAGAACCTGCTAACCGCTTACAACTTTAGTGGCAAATCCCTTTCCGCTGGCATCGTGATTTCAGGACGCAACGGAGGCAAGATTACTGCCGTTACTCCAAGCGCAGGTTCCGTCATCGGTTACACCTTCCTCTAATGCTGATAGGTTACGGCTACGGCTACCCGACCAATATGCTCATCGGCGGACTTGCTGCCGGGGTTTGGGGTGCTTTTAATGCAAGGGCAACCGCTGACGGAGCAACCGCTGCCGAGGCTGCCGTGAATGGTTGCCTGTTCGTCCGATTCGCTGCAATCTTCAACTTCTAACAATGCCGACACCATCGCTGATTTTAGTACCTGCACGCTTTAAGACAGGCAAACTCTACACCCCCGTTGCTACGACTTCGGGTGGTTTGGTCCTTGGTGCGTCAGGCGACTTTAATGTTACCCGTGCAACTACGGCAACAAGGGTCAACGCAAGCGGATTGATTGAGGTTGTGGCTTCGGGGATTCCGAGGTTGGACTACTTCGCAAGTGGTGGCGTTGTTGGCTGCCCTGCGTTGCTTGTGGAGCCGAGTGGGTCCAACGGAATCCTTAACTCGCAGGACACCGCAACAAACTGGACGCGTGGAGCAAACCTGTCGGGAACTTATGAGAATGTTATTGGGGTGAGTGGCAACAACTTGACCGTTGCAGCAAGTGGCAGCAATATAGGCTCTGCTGCTGGTCGTCTTATTCGGTTTAGCAACAACGTGGCTCTCGCAAGTGGAAGCACCTACACGATTTCCTTTTTAATGAAAAAAACAGGAGCGCACACGATTGGTGGTTATTATGCAACCATAACTGGTGCAGCATCAGGCGACATTGGAGGAGGATTTGATGTAAGCGGTTCTTTTAGTAGTGGGCAAATCTATAACACCGCAGGCACGACCAGCCGAATCCGAAGGGTTGAACAATGGGGAACTGACGTTTATCGTTGCTCCGAAACCTTTACAATGACTGCAAGTGGTACTTTAACAAATTTTGTTTTAGCACCCACGATTGGAGTTACCATCGCAGGTCAAGCCAACCCAGCAGTCGGTCTTGGTATCGCTTTCGCTGCACCGCAATTTGAACTCGGTGCATTACCGACATCGTTCATGCCCACAACCACCGCAGCGGTAACCCGCAACGCAGACGTGATAAACCTATCAGGCGCAGTCAGCGGTTGCATCGGGCAGACCGAGGGGACGATTTATGCGGAGGTGGATATACGAAACATTGCCGACACAAAAGCGATAGTTCAAAGCGATGACGGAACGACTGATAATAGGTTGATACTATTTGTTGGAACCTCACCAAATAGAATCCAAGTTTTAACCGTTGCAGCAGGGACCAATTCCGTTGTAAGCGGTAGCATCGCTACGGGCATTAACAAGATTGCCGCCTCGTATTTTTCGGGCAGCGTGCAGTTGTATTTGAACGGTTCTTTTTTAGCAAGCGGAACACCGAATGCTTTTCCGACTGTTACACGGAATAACTTTTCTTTGGGAACAAGAATATCATCGGGCGTATATGGCGCACAATTCAACGACCGCATCCGCTCCGCTGCCATCTACACGACCCGTCTTACTGCCGCCGAACTCGCAGCCCTTACGACTCTCTAATGGCTACCTTCCGAAAATACGAATTTGCGGTTTACGCTGACTTCCGAACCATTAACGACTTGGAGGCTGAACCTCGCACGGTTGTGGAACTTGGACATATCAACCCTGCAAATCCAAAGGCTTGGTGCGTTGATATCCTTTGGGAAGGCGACGAACCGAAGAACTGGGAGAAATACCAAACTTGGCCCGAACCCTGCGGAGTCCACGCCTTTGCAGGTTGGGAGGAACAATACACCGAGGACTACCATCAACACAAATCCCTATGAGATTATTCCGCAAACGCAACCCCGAAACCCCTAAACTACCCCTAATGAAATCAGCAGTCATCGCACTACTTCGCCACCTTCTCACCTTCATCGGTGGAACCCTCGTCGCCAAAGGTATCATTGATTCAGCGACCCTTACCGAAATCATCGGTTCCGTATTGACCTTGTTGTCAGTTGGTTGGATGGCTTTGGATAAGACAAAGGGCGAGCCGAACAAGTAATGAACCTGATAGAAACCACCATCGTCGGGAGCGTTGCTGCAATCGTCGGTGGAGCGGTCGCTTGGTTCACCAAAGGCCGTGTCGAATCGGACTCCCTGCAAGTCAGGCAAGCCCAAGCGGTCCTCGCTATGTGGCAGGCTACCAGCGAGTCACAAAACAAGGAATTAACACAACTTCGTAACGAGGTCGTAAGTTTGCGTCAACGACTTGAGGAAATGGAACATACCATCCACGAACTCCAGTCCGAGAATGCCAAACTGAAAAACCTCGTATGATCCTACCAGCCACCAAACACACCCGAAATATCCACGAAGTCACCTGCCAATCGGGTCAGGAGTTCTTACTTGTCAGCGACCTGCATTGGGACAACCCCCA